GGGCGTTGTAAGTCCAATCCAATACCACCGGGTTTCTGAGGCCGAAATATCGAGGGGAATATATCGCTTGATTTCGTCCGACCAAACGAACCACTGCGTCCCGCCTTTGAGCCAAGGACCGACATTTGAGGTAGGTTCCACGTCGCCGATGAAAATGAAGTTGGTGCCGTTCGGTGAAAGGATTTTCATCCGGGCAACCATGGCGGTCGCAAAGTCCTGCGGGGAGCCCTTGAACGTCGGCGGCAGTTGCGCCATCTGTATGTAAAGATTTGTAGCTTTGAGCGCCATATACTAATAGTTACGTAACCGAGAGGGTCCCGGTTACATTTATGGAGGAATTCACAGACGTCGCGCATCCCAAAGGACCCCCAAAGGTTCCGGTGATTACGGAAACGTCCACCGTTATCGTTTGGGGAGTCTCCGCGCATTGCGGGGCAGAGAATGAGAAAGCTAAATCGTGGGTTCCGGCCCCGAGGGATTCAAATGTTCTGCTCAATACCGCGAATCCGTTTGACCGTATGACTATCGTTCCACTGGAGGTAACCCCGCTGGGCGATCCGATAGCTGTCCCGGTTATCACTAGATGCAAATTGCAGTTAGCGATTGGCCCTATATAGTTTGAAAGGGTCCCTGTGTTAGAAGCTGTCGCTGCTCCAGCCAATGCCGAAGCCGTGGAAGATTGCGCCGTGAAGGACGCGTTATCTGATCCACTTGGAGTAAAAGACGCTGCTCCCGCGTTACAAATCTGAGTGGTGGCGGTTCCCCATGAAAGCTGCGACCAATCCGGCAACGGTCCGCAACAATTTAGCTCGGACTCCGCTTCGGAAAGCGCCATTTCGTTTACTTCCGCTTGAGCGGCGGCGATTGAGTCCACAGTAGCATTCTGGACCTGCTTACAAAAAGTCCCGGCGGGAATTGTCACTGGGTCCCCTGACTCAGGAGCCACGCATTCGGCGGTCTGTTCTTGGTTGCAGACTTCGACGACATCACCTTGCCCGTCTCCGTCCCGACCGGTAACACAATTACATGGATGCGTAATACTGAGGTAGGTCCCGGCGGGGCATGCCTGCGTCCCGCAAGGGATACAGTTACACGGGTGCGCGGTGTCAATCAAAAATCCCTCGTTGCAATGCTGGGTCCCGCACGGCACGCACTGACAAAGAACTTCATCCGGCGTAAACCCGCCCGGACATCCGGACGAGAAATCGCATGCCTCGCATCGGAAGGTCGTCGGATTCCACGCAGAGCCGAACGGGCAGGGCGGGGTATAGCATTGGGAGCAGGCGGGGTCGCTCAAGTCCGTTTCACCTTCGCCGGTGATTGCGGAGATTCGAAAACACCCTTGCTGGGTAAGGTCGAAAAAGTTTCCGGAGACGCATTCCCCGATTAGCTCGTATCGTGCGGACTGCGCGAACCCGATTGCGTGCGTGCAGTCCGTGAAAACGGTGCCGGTGAGAACTGCCGAGTAAACGTTATAGCAGAGAGCGCCGGGGTAGTTGTTCCAGCTAAGCCGGATTCTGCCGGAGCCGCTGAGGACGAGACCCGTAGGGCCGGTGAGCCGCCCGATTTCCGGGAGGATGATTATCGGCGATCCAGTGCCGGAGAATAAAGCTTCGCAGACCGGCGGCGAAACATAGTTAAGCCTCGGGCGTCGCAGAAAAAGTGTGTCAATGGAGATTGCGCTCAAAATTCCTCCAAGGTAATAGTCGCCGGTCCGGGGATGCAACCGCCAAACCGGGTATAAACTCCGGCGGGCGATGCGCCAGTTGTCTTAACCCCTAGCCATCCGCCTGCGAAATCGCTACCGGTATATACGCTGAGCCTCCAAGTTGCCACCCGCTGACCATCGCCGGAGACCGGCGAGCAGTTGATATAGTTAATTATCCCCTCTCCGAGGAGCACCCCCGAAACAGAAAAATTGGTTGGGAAATTACTATCATCCGCTTCCCAGTCTCCCGGCGATTCCGGCAAGAAAGAGCCGTCCCACGCGGGGTTACCGCTCGGAGGTTCCGCGCATCCCGAGACATCAAATAGCCCGTCTGCGTATCCAACGATGCGGTATTTTTTAGTGTCGAGACCCCCGGGCAACGAGCACGGAACATCGTTTACTTCGCAGTTGGTGAAATAGGCAACCGAGGTATCAGGATGACCCATGATTCCCGGTTGAAAAGCCGAGAAGACGATAAAATAATTCCCGTTAGTGGGGACGGTGACAGAAAAGCCTACCCCGGCATCGCCGGTTGCGGCATTATCCTGATACAGCACCCCACCGCCCGAATCCGTAAGCGTTGTTGCGAATCCAAAATAAGTAGTGACGTTCCCAATATAGATGTTTGTCGCCTGTCCGCCCTTCAGTGTAATCGGGATGGGGGTCCCGTCTTTCCACTCCGCGCCAAGACCTACGTTCGTATCCGGGCTCGCGTCAGTGATTACAACCGTTCCGCTGAGTGCCGGGCAGCAAATAACTTCGGTTTGGGCGAGCGATAGTGCTTGGTCGTTTAGCTCGATCTGCTTCACGTCAATCTGGGCCTGCGTGGGATTGGTCAGAACTTCGCAGAAGGTGCCCGCTGGAACCGTCGCGCTATCGAAGGGGGTGTGCGCGCAAGTAAACGTCTGCGCCGTGTTGCAAACCGTAACGGTAGAACCGCCCACCACAGTTATGTAGGCTTCCTTGGTGGTTGTGTCGCCGCCATTCGGACCGGTGACGGTCAGCGTAACCGTGTAGCTCCCCGGCGCGGTGAAAACGTGAACGGGACTCTGCTGCGTGCTGGTATTTCCGTCGCCGAAATTCCAGAGGAAGTTTGAAGCGTTCTGGCTGGAGTTGAAAAACGTAACCGAGAGCGGGTTTCCGCCTGCGGTCGGCGATCCGGTAAACGCAGCGACAACGGCGGGCGGAGGAGTCGGCGGAGTCGGCTCCGGGTCTGGATCGAAACCAGCACCGACCGAAATAACGGGCGGTAAATCCCGGCGCAGTTCGGATTCGGCTTGTTTTACCGCGATGATTTCTGCAACTCGGTCGGCGGCTTCCTGAGAAACCACGCTTTCAGAGAACCCTACGCCAACGGCGGATATTCCGCCCTGCTCGACGATGACGGTTTTATTCGAGGTATAATCCGCCAGAGCCTTCAGAGCCAATTCCTGCGCGGCAACCGATAAGTCTTCCGAGCGAACGCCGGAGCCATCGAAACGAACGGTGTTGAAAGGAACCTCGTCTATGCACGCAGCGGGGTCTCCGTTGAAGTCTTCCGGCACCGCGAGCGCGAATGGGCGAACCCAACGCACCGTCGCCGGACCGTGGCCGACAACGAGCAGTTGAAAACTCTCGTCAATGTTTTCATTATCCGCGCGTTCGATCCCGCACGAGCCTGTTTCGTTTTCTGTGCTCTGCTGATTCGCGTCTTCCGTTCGGACCACGCGAGATTGTGGTTTAAACGCAAAGAGTTGCGAGGTAGCCTCGATGTCCTGCCCGGAAATGATGCTGCCTTTCTGGACCGAAATTAATTTATTCAGAATCGGCTGATACGCGCCGCGCACCCCGGGCGCATAGAATACGCCGAGGTTCAAATCTTCCGCGATACCCGCCAAGCCAAGGTCCGTCCACGCCATGCGGCAGCGTGAACCGGGAACTTTTTGCGCTTGCGTCGTCTGGCCGAAGTATCCGCGCGATTCAAACGCCCACATAATCGGGCACCCGTTGTCCAAACGGTCTGGACGAAAAGCTTCCCATAACCGATTATTCCCGTCCGCGTCTGCTGAAACATGAAAAATCCTTTCCGCTCCTGCGATTTCACCGAAGGCCCACTCTACCGGACGTGTCCCGAGCCAGTATCCCGCCCACGAAGGACCGGAGTCATCGCTCAGGGTTTCCAAGCTGGCATGATTGAGCACCCACGTATGTTTGTTGAACAAATCCTCCGCTGGAACACTGACGCAGAGGTATTGACCGAAGGCCCCGATAGCCGTTAGGCTTAGGTCTTCGTTCAAAGTGATTTTGCTGACAAGCATTTCGTTATCGCGAATCGGCATCCTCGTGGTGATTTTCCCGGACGTCGCAGGATCGAAAAATATCATGCCCTGCGCGGCCATCCAGACGATTCGCCCGTAGTGCGAAATAACTCCGCGACTTGACGTGCAACCGATCTGCAAAATTTCTTTTTGGAACCCGTCCGTCGTCGGCCACAGGTCCCGGTTACGCAGCGACGCCTGAAGGATTGACGCGTTCGTTTCGGTGAAAACCATCAACTGCGGGGACTCGATGCTGGGGGTCTTCACCAGTGCGGTAACCTCGCCCTCGAAGAAAAACGACGTGGTGCCGCCGAGGTAAATCTGTTCCCGAAAGCTGAACGGGTTCGCGATGTCGCTGGCGAAAACTTGGTTTCCTTTTCCAATCCAAAGCCGGTCGCCGACCCACATCATCGGACCGCCCGCCGGAGTTTCAAAATCATTTCCCCGGATATGCGCCGACTGCGATCCATCATACCACGCAGGCGCGGTGCTGCCCCCGTCCTGCATAAACATCACCGTTTTCGGCGCGATGACTTCGATGGGCGAACTGAAAGAGCCATTTAGCCGGTTCGCCGATTGAACGGTAAGCTGCCAATAGATTTGCTTCGCGTAGGGGGAAAACTGCACGTTCGGCAAAATCCGAAATTCGAGGAAGGGCCACTCGGAGACGTAAATCACGCCGTCAATCGCGACCATCATTTGCTCCAGCCCGATCTGCTGTCGGAAAATGGAACAGCCCTGAAGATTGCCCTGCGGAAAAGTGACTAGACACCGATACCCGGGGCGGCACGAAATCATGCCGCCGATGTTGATGACGTTAACGCCGGACCAGTAGTAGCCAAGCGGAAGCTGCCCGGGGTCCACGTCGGATTTCATCCCCCGGAAAAACGTTCCGTCGTAGTCTATTAGTCGAGACGTCGCGGCCATTATCGTATATCGTAGTCGTATTTGTCACGCGGTAGAGATTGATCTATGACTTGAACCGGGTGATACAGGGGGGGTTCCCGTTTTTGCTGCGCTTCAAGTTCGAGCCGGGCGGCGTCTGCCTCGAACGAGTGCGCCTCGGCGATCTGCAATTCGTTATACATTTTGCGCGCTTGGACCGCGAGCAAAAAACCAACCCGGCTTTTCAGCGGGATATGATCTGAGCGAAAATGGAAAATCGGGTCGTTCTTCATGTAGGCGACGCGGACCCAGTTGCAGCTTCGATTCAAGGATATTCGACGGTATTGGGGCAGCGTTTCGTCCGGTTCGAGAATGGATAAAAGCTGACCCGTGGCCCCCGAATCATCAATGGTCGAAAGTCTAACGCTACCGACAGTAGGGTCCTTATAGAGACCCGTGATGCGAGCGACTTCGGGCGCGGAAGCCTCGGGCACTGCAACGCCGAACACAGTAGGAATGTCGAGACCGTTTTTCCAAACGCCATTCTCTTGCTTTCGCAAAACGTTTCCGTCTTTGTCGTAGCCATAAACAGTGAGTTGCTTTCCGTTGTCCGCCGGGTTCTGAAGGTAGGCGACCAGCTTCGCCGGGTGAATCAAATCCTTGTAGGTGCTGTGAAAATTTCCTTGATCCGACCAAGCCCACTCGCAAGTGGTTCGGCAATCCCCGGGACCGTTCAGATGAAACGAAAAAAGTTGGTCTCGCCCGAGCACCGGTTGCCCGCCGATGTTGACGCCGATAACCATTTCGACTTCGCGCGGCATCGCGAGGCATCGCCGACCACACCCGGCGGGGTTGTTGCAAACGGAGCCCTGCTCGCACGAACAGCCCATGGTGCAGATGTCGAGGTATCCCTTCCACCCCTCAAGGTCCGCCTTGTTGGAAATCAGTGTGACTGCGTCACCGAGCCAGCGAAAAAGTTTGGTGTCGTCGCATACACCGATGATTTTCTTCGCCTCGTCGTAAATGTCATCAACGCGAAACATTAGTAATCGCCCTCGTCATCCTTGGACGCAGCTTCTTTTTCCTTCATCAGCCGGTCGAGGTTATCCTCGGTGCTGGTGTCCCGCTTCGAGGGGCGCTCGTCGGCGATTTTCTTCACCGACACGAGGTTTTTGATTTCGAGGGTGTAGGTGCATTTCTCGCTGCCGTCCGGATTTTTCGTAGTCGTCTCCGATTTCACGCAATACCGAAAAGTAGCGACGCCCTCGTCCGGGAATTCCAACTCGCCCTCTTTGCCCTCAAGGTGAAGCGTGGGGTAATCCGGGCCAGCCGACTCGGGGCTCCTCGGGACAGAGTTTAATCCGTAGGGGGGCAAAGCAAGGTCGAGGTTTTTCTTCATACAACTAATAGTTACCGGAAATCAGCTTCCCGGCAGGAATTCCTGCCCATTCGCGGGCGCGTTTTTGACCATCAAGACGTATTTAGGAGGACCTACCGTTTTCGTCCCGCCCCGGGGAGAGCGGCACTTGTGAGAAAAAAGCTTGTGCAAATTCCGAAGGATTGGAGTCGTGCCCCGGCAACTATTGGAGTTTGACATAGGTAATCGTGGTCTGCAACGCGCGAGCCGCGATCCTATTCGCCGTGGTGCAGTCACCGTAAAGCGCGATGGTCTGGTTCGCGGCGTCCGTCTGAATTCGAACGTTAATCACCGCCTGACCGACCTGCCCGTCTATGTAATTCGAAACCTCAACCTCGCTCCCGGGAATGATGGACGCGTTCGAAGTATTCGAAAGCCGGAGTTGCGCGGTATCCGAAGCGGAGACGCCGGTTTTGCCGATAAGCCCGACATTGACGGTAACCAGATACAGCCCGGCGGTGGGTAATAGCACCTGCGGGGCCGAGTTTACGAAGCTGACTGGCGTGGAGACTAGCGGGAGGTTGAAATCGGTTCCAACCAGTGCAAAATAGAATCCGTTCGTTTCGGTGAAGGATTGCCCCGGCGTTCCTTGTGGGCCGACTGTGCCTTGGGGTCCCTGCGGTCCAACGATGCTCGCCCCGGGGAAACCCGATGGGACAACCAGCTTCCCGGCGGTTATCGTGCCGGAAGCACCCTCGGCGGCACGCACGAGCGTCAGGAGCAGCGTCCCGTTGCCGTCCGTCTCGTTGACGAGATACCAGCCGGAGGATGCGATGTTGACGTAAATACCGGCGATGATGGCCGGATTATACTGAGTCGTCACCTGAACGATGGGGGCCGCGAGCGTCGGCTGGGTAAACCCTTTGAGCGAGACCGTGAAAGCATTATTTCCGTTCGTCCCATTAGCCCCGGAGGGACCCGCCGGACCGGTAAGCCCGACAATGCCGTCGTGAAAAAGCCGGAGAAAATAACACGCGAGACCTTCGTCAATTCCGCGCGGGTTGTTCGGGAGCCCGACATCGAGGTTACACGGAAGCGACCAGACGACGGACCCGTCAACCTCAGTCTTTACGACGGTGCCAAAAAACTGGAGGGTGAAATTACTGATCTGGCTGGGGAGAGACTCGCACGCGGGGGTATTTTTCGGCCCTTTCCGGCATGGGTTTTCACACCCAATCATGCGAGAGTTGCAGTCTAGCGGGTTCGGGTTATGGTGCCCGCCCCCGCAATCAGAACAATTTTCTTGCGGCATACTATTAAGTCACCGGCGGTTTGGCATCCGTAGAGGATGGAGGAGTAGGCGGAGGAGCAAACTTCTCTTTCAAAACTTTCAGTTCTCCAGCTAACCCGCCGTGCCGGTGCGCAAACCAATACAGCCCTGCGGCACCCCCGGCGGCTGCGAGCAAAAGCAACTCATGGCCCACGAGCAGCGACGGAAGGAAAATCAGAGCGAGCCCAGAGGCAGCGATAACCGCGCTAGTCGTTACACTTCCGCCCACGAGCAGCTTGATTGGTGGATATACGAAGCTGGCGACACCGAAAAGAAACACGAGGACGCCAATCCATACAACCCCGCTGAGTGAAGCGAGTTTGGCACTGACTTCGCGCGCGGTGTCCTTCTGGGAAGCGCCG